CCAGAGTTTACGATTGTTGGGGTTGAACCTGAAGCTAAACCTACAACCGATCCAACAGCAATAGTTGCAGCTGAACCGTTAGCACCTGTAGCACCTGTAGCACCTGTTTCACCTTGTGGCCCTTGTGGGCCTACCGTACCTGTACCACCGCTACCACCAGTAATCCAATAAGTGTTGTAATCAGTATCATCAACCTTTGCAAGAACTTGACCTGCAGTACCGCCAACAGGGATACCTGTACCGTTAGTGCCGTTAGTTCCGTTAGTGCCGTTAGTGCCTGATGCACCTGTTTCACCTTGAACACCCTGAACACCTTGTATACCTTGTTCGCCCTGATCGCCTTTATCGCCTTTGATGCCTTGAATACCTTGTGAACCTGTAGCACCTGTAGCACCAGTATCACCTGTATCGCCTTTAACGCCCTGAATACCTTGAATACCCTGAATACCTTGAATTCCTTGTTCACCTGTAGCACCTTGAACGCCCTGCTCACCTTGCTCACCTTGAACGCCTTGTGGCCCTGGTAAACCTACAGGGGAAACAGTTAAAACAGTTGGGGTTTCAGAAACAGTTATAGCAACAACATCATTAACAACATTTATTTCAGTAGTTGACTCAACAACAGAAACAACAATCTCACTCATTTAGTTATGTTACCTACAACGCTAAAAGAACCTTGAAGCAAACGAGTTACAGCACCACTCAAAGTCAACTCAAGATCGTAAGCATAAGAACCCGCAGGGATAGCTGAACTCTGAGATGCAGAAATAGCGATTTGAACAGTGCCTGCAGTGCCACCCAAAACAATACCTGCACTAGAAGTCAAAGATAAAAGAGCATCAGCTGAACTATAGCCTTCACGAACCTGCATAGCTGCGGTATATCCAGTCAAATCAAAAGCAACATCTGCCTGAGTGATACTAAAAGTTTTGCTGTATGTTGCACCCTGATATGCGGTGATGTTGTATGTGCCTGGATTAATCATTTAGAACCCTAAACCCTTCGTAATAAGTAAAATCAAACCGCTAGTGATAACGGCCGTAATCAACGCAGGTATCCAAGCCGTAGTGTTTGCTTGTTTCTCTAAATCTCTAATCCTGTTTTCGTGATCTCTTGACGCTTCAAGAATTTGTAAACCTTGTGTTTTCAGTATTTCAATGTCCCGAACAATCTGCAGTAGCAGGGTTTGATTAGTGGGTTTATTAGGCTCACTCATCTGGGGTCATCTCCACACCACAAAAACAGCAAACAACAGGGATGCCGTCTGGGTGCGGATAATGCTTTTCATCCCCCATAGGACAGTTCAAAGTTTTACAAGTAATGTTTTCCATAATTAGTCCTAACCTGCCGCCGTTCCACTAGTCATTTGAACAGCAAAACCTGTAACAATAGCGTTAGCTGCAGGAGTAAAAGAACCATTATTTCTAACCCCAACAGTAACCGTTCCTGAAGTCACTGCAGAAATGTATGCAGTGTAAGGTGAACTATCTGTTGAAGCAGTCACAATCGGTGCAACAGCAAACCTAGAAGCAGGGAACGCAACAGCTGTAGTTGCTTGAGCGTTAGGTGCAAGAGCTGCTGCCTGAACAAACGTAAACGCAGCTGAAGCATACGGTAGTTTAGTAAAGTTTCCGTTTAGATCTGATGCGGTAAGAACTTCCCCAATAGACCAAGTTTTTGTGCCTGCCATAATTTATCTCCTAAACCCTTATTTTACTATGCCAAAGTATCTGTGTCTAAAACACCAAGAAACGTTGAGTCAAGTCTAAAGGGTAAATTATCTAGCGAAGCAAGACTAAAAGTGATTGCATCACGCTCAACATCAACGTTAGTGCTTACACCTAAAACCTGATAATTCTTTTCCACGATAGAACCAGTATTAGACGGTTTAAAAGCAACCTTAACAACATCACGAATATCTATACCTAAAACGTTATTTTGCTGTGTTGTAGTCAACGCTTCCAAAGCAACAGTCATCTGTTCCGCCCTGTATTCAGGCAACCTAAACTCACCAAGAAACGCTGAAGCTATCTCTGCAGGCTTAGTTGTAGAAGTAGTTAGATTATCTGTCTGCGAAAAGTCACGCACCCCATACAACGTCTGACTAGCAGTATCTGTAACAACAGCGGTAGCGTTAATACCTACAACTTGAACCTGGTTGTGAAGCTGTTCAGAAGCATAAACAACCTGTAGATCCGTAAAAGGTATCGCAGTACCTGCATACAAAGACTGAGAGTTAGCATCAGCAAAAGTTCTAACAGTAGGAGCAGACACCGCTGAAGCAACGCTAGTCAACAAACCTGACTGACTCTCTCTAGGGACACCCGCCCAAGCAACCTGATAAGCGGTAGAAGCAGAACTCAAACCCGCATAAGGATTCCAATCCCCATCAAAATAGTTCACGCTAGTCCCTGCAGGCTCAACAATAAACCCATCCCCAATAATGCTGAAAGTAGTTCCACCCGCAATAGAAGCAGAAACACGAACACCACCAACAGTTCCCGCATCAATAACTTTCAACTGAAAACTATTCCAAGCAGTAGAACTAGCTGAAACAACAGTCGTAGAAGCAACAGTTTGACCTTGACCAGTCGCATCTAAAGTAATCGCATCAATATCAAAAGTACCTACCGCACCACGAATCAAACCAGCAAAAGTGTATGTACCTGCAGTGTTCAAATATCTTGTCGGATTATAGTCAAGATGCGTAAAACCAACATAACTATTTGCAGGGGTAACAAGGTCAACCACAGTTCCACCACGCCAAACAAAACCACCATAAGCACTAGCCGTAGCTGTAGCCTGAGTTCCAAGCAACTCCCAACCAGACCTGTTTTCACCTACAATCAGGCTTTCAGTGTTATCAAGAATAGTTGCGGTAGCAGGGTAAGTAATAAAATTACTGCGAGTCGTATTATTCCACTGATAGTTCGTAAAACTACGATCCTTAAGTTGAATAACACCTGCCCTGCTTGCATAAAAATCTGCAGGCTCACTACGAGCAACATTCTGCAAATAAGACAAAACATTATCGCCAGCAGAATTTTCGTCATAACCTACAGGAGTCAACCCACCACGAACCCCCGCATAAGTTGCTGTGCCAAAACTATTAGCTGCAAAAACAGACTTGATACGGTCACTTGTCGCTTCAACTTCGTATTGTGTTCCCCCAGTAAACGAAGCATTACCTACTTCATACAACTGATCTAAAGCTGTAACAGTTGCCTGCCCATTGAAACCTGAATCGTCAAAACTAAACTGCCAGTCCTGAACAGTGCCTAAAAATCTTGTGAAGCTACTGCTTCTAACTCTTACCTGCCCTGCAGGTTGAACAATAGTGTAACCACCAGCAACATACCAAAGGGGACTGCTCGTATTTAGCGGGTCAAATACACGCTCATTATTTACAAAAGTAATGCTTATACTTCCCGCAGAGAAATCATCTAAAACACGACTTATCCCACGATTAATAGAAATAGATTGAACGTATTGTGTTACATCAACATAACCACTAGCACCAAAAGAAAGTTCAACAAAATAAGTAGGCAACGCCATAATGCTTATCCAACTTTACGATTGTAGAAGTTATACGGCAAACTGCCATTCTGTTTAATGTATTTACCTAAAGCATCAACAGTAGCCTTTGGATCAGCATTAGTAACATTGATAGTTATGTTTTGATTTGTAGGTCGTTGCGGTAAACCAGGGAAACTACCATAAAAAGGTCTTTTTGCTTCTCTATCTAATTGATTCTTAACAGCTCTTTGTTCATCACTCAAACCATCTCTGCTCATAGTATCGCCAGAAAGAGAAAGAACTGCACCCAAACTAAGCAACGCACCACCACCAAGCAATGGAAACTTGCCTTTACCCTTTGGATTCTTACCGCCACCTGCAATAACATCAGGCCCGCCACCTACAGCACTAGCACCAGTCATCAACCCAATAGCCTTAGCCAAGTTAGCAATACTCTTGCCCGCACTTGCCAACATGAAAATACCCTTTAGTGCAAGCAACGCAGGCAACATTGTTATAAGGCTAGTTGCAATATTCTTAAAACCTTCAACAGCATCACCATCACCAAAATAGCCGAAGAAAGTTTTTACACTCTCAATCACTTCCCCTACAGCATCTTTAATTTCAACAAAAGTTTGACCAACATCTGTCTTAGGGTTAGCAAGGTCATCAAAGAATTTACCTACAACTTCAATAGCTCCACCAGGTTTACTTATTTCTTCAACGAAACTAATTAAAGTAGGTAAAACAACAACACCTAATTTCTCTTTAAGTATGTCCATACTGTTGTTTAGTTTCATAAATGGATCAGCCTGTTGTATAGCCGCACCGCCAACAATTTTTTCTAAATCACCAAACAAATCTTTAGAAGTCTTTAATGTGGGAAATAGTTTAACCAGTGCAGTCCTATTACCTGCAAAAGCCCTAGACATAGCCTGAGCAACAGTATCAACAGGCTTACCCGCTACAGTAGCTGCATCTAAAGACAAAGCCAGCAGCTCTTGAGCCTTATCCACATCACCTGTAGCACGAGCAAGTTTACCCATTGCAGGTCTAAGGTCATCATCCATGATCCCTGTTTCAAGGGATAAGGTTTCAATAAATTTATCGTTTTGAGTTAAAGCAGCTTTAGTTGCTCCAGCATTTTTGACTAGTTGAGTATTCAAAAGTTGCGTTGACTTGGCATCAGCTGAAGCGGCCTTAGCTGCATCCAGCAAAGTATCAGCAATAGCCTTGATACCAAAACCGATACCAACAGCTCCAAGTGCTTTACCTAAACCGCCAAAACCAGACTTAGCCTTCTTCAAGCCTGAGTCATCAAACTTAGAGAGTAGTTTAATAATTACAGACATTACTTTAGCTTTCTACTAACTTTGGAAGAATACTTTTCCCACACCAATTTTACTTCGCTTTCAATACTTGGTAATTGTTCTTCCCCAGCCTTATAGAAAAAGTTAAATAAACCACTCTTTTTGACTATACGAATAAATGCAGCACCTTGACCATTGTTTCTGTGAGATCGTCTACCACCCTTATAGTCATATTCTCTAGTTGTGGAATAACCTGGTCTGCCTGAACCTTTACCAGCCGTAGCAACCATAGCCACACCAGGCGACCTTAGCCAAATACCAAACAAGCTCGTAACAGCGTATTTGCGTGAACGACTAGCACTAAAACGTGGGATAACGTTATCTGGAGCAATGACTCGGTTTTTGTATCTACCGCCAGTCCAACTCAAACGACCATCACCATTATTGTTTAGTTTACGATCAGGCATAGAAGTAAAAGTTCGGGGTTCGCTTATACCCGAAAATGGAGCTGTAGAAGGAATAACACTTTTAATCTCACTAACAACAGGCTTCGTAATAGCCTTCATGTTCTTCAACATTTCTTTTTTTAAAGCAGGCTCAACCTGATTTACAGCTTTTATTACAGGCTTAGCATCAAAAACAACGTCTTTATTTCTACCAAACGCCTTTAGTCTTTGTTCGTAACTACGCATCTCCACCGCTCCGCTGATACTGTAATGCAAACAACATAGTATTCAACATCCGATCAGTTTCCTGCATCAAAACAGAAGGTGCGATACCTGTAGCAACAGCAAGATTAGCAATCAACCAGTGTTCTGAATCAACACCTAAACTGTTTATTCTTTTGGGTCTGCAACCTCAACTTTTGCAACACTATCAATCCAAACATCAAACTCTTGTGTTGTTTTCTTCAATCTCAAAACTGCAAGCCAAGCAAGATAAAGCAGGTGTGTAACCTTCTCCAACTTATCTATACCAATATTAAAGTAGGCTTCCCACTTTACTAAATCACTTGCAGAAGAAAGCACTTCAATAACAGTGCCATCAGTCAACTCTATGCGTAGGGATAGTTGATTCATTATGCGGTAGCTCTCGTAACTGCACCGTTAGTAGGTAGCGTGATGCTGAATACTGAGAGATCACCAATCTGTCCGCTAACAGGGGTGTAATCAATAACACTCACTGGAACAGTGTATGAAGGGTTGCTTGCTGAAACTGCAGTTGAAGTAGGCTTGATAACTACTGTCGCTGAAGTGCCTAGCAAAGGCCACAAAGTAGCATCAACTGTTGAAGTTGCATAATCTTGGTTGAAAGTCAAAGTCAAAGAACCTTCTTTCAAACCTGCAACACGAGTAACCCAAGTGCTACCAAAAGCCGTAGTAGTTACATCGTTAGCTGAAGTCTTTAGTTCAACCTGTGTAAGGTATGAAGCAAGTGCAGTCGATCCATTGATTGAAACGCTGAAGTCTGTTGCGACAAAAATTGCCATTTATTATCCTTTTTTATTGTGCGTATACTTGAACCGAAAACTCGGCACTCAAATAGTCTATTCCATTTATACTAACAGCCCCATAAGCAGATAGCTCTGGAACAAACACTTCATAAGCCTTACCACCTAAAGTGCGATCAGACTCAATCGCATACTTGACCGAACCTGAACCAGGTGCAACCAAAACATCTAATGTTGCCTGTGCAGTCCGCTCACTAACCCTACCAACAACGACAGTAACTTGAAAAGTGTATTCAGCCATAGAACGCTGATTCTGTTGATTGTAATTGACCTTCGTCAAGCCAATCATTGCCATAGGTGGGTTCACTAGATCAGGGAGCGTATCAACAACCCTAAGCCCTGAAATAGTTTGTAGGTTAGTTGCCAGCCCTTGTCTAAGTTCGCTGATACTAGCCATTACGCACCAGTTCTTAGAAGCCTAAACGGATTGATGAGCTGTGCAACATCACCATCAATGTTTGCCCCAACACGCATAATGCCTATGTCTGAAACACCTGCAACACCGAGTGGGGATTCTAGGCGTTTGAATAATCTTGAAGCCTGAATAATACAAGCAAACTTGATTGGTTCAGGCGTGGTTGCCCAACCATAAGTTCCAGTAACCTTTACCAACGCCATGTCTGCCCAAACAGGGAACAAATAGTTATCGGTTGCAGTAATCGCAGTGTAAGGCGAATAAGCTCCATTAGCACGTTGATTAGGGTTAAGCAGCTGGTAGTCCGCTGCCTGCCAAGTTGTATCAAAGATAAGCGGATCAGTGCTAGAAGTCTTAATCTCGGTTATCGCCTGTGCATCATCAATCCAACACATAAAACCATCGTTAGCTTGATAGTAGCGAACTTCACCAGGCGAACCTGAATAAAAGTATCTGTTGCAGTATTGGTCAATCATTCTGGAAGCAGAGTTAATGCTGTTCTCCAGTAAAGAATCATCCAGACTATCTGTGATGCGTAGAGCTGCTTTTACATCTGCAAGGGTGCAATATCCATTGGTAACGGCCAAAATAAACTCCTAAAGTCAATCTCTAGTTTACTTCATACCCGCTATACGTTGCTTCAGTTCAGTAGTAGAAATGCCTTGAGTGTAAGGAACATAAACAAGTTGTATTTCAAGGTCATCTAACCAAGCCTGCGTAAACTGCATTTGAGCATAATAATCACGCCTAGCCCAATCATCACCGATAACAACAAAGTCAGGCATAACATCTGTAATCGCAGGTTTACTATCTGCTCCAGCAAGATTAGGCACAACACGATCCACATACTTGCAACCCAACAAAATCTCTGCACGTTCGTTATACGACATAATAGGCGGTTTGCCCTTATACGCCTGAATAAAGGCATCAGTGTTTAAAGACACAACAACCCTGCCATCATCACCTGCAAGCCTTCTACAAGCCTTCAGGAACCTTACGTGGCCTGAATGGAACAGGTCAAAACGTGCCACCAGTATAAACGATGGACATTAGGCATCACCTTCCTTAGCATACTTTTCAAGGTATGCAATCAAAGAACTAGCATCATCGCTAACCCTACCAAGAAAAGCGTTGCAAGAGCCACAAAGTAAGCCCCTAATACAATTACCACAAGTTTTTATTCCAGAGCAACAGTTATGGTCATGATCTACAGCCAACCAGTTTCTATTTGGGGGCAACTTGCATATGGCACATAATCCATTTTGTTGCTCTAATAAATCCAAATACATTTGTTGAGTCAACTTGTATTTTTTATGAATTGTTGCCCATCTAGTCAATTCTGGATTTTCGGCAAACTTCTTCTTTTTGTAAGAATTGTTCTTATCTCTTAGTTCACGATACTTTTCAGGTTTGTTTTCTTTAAGTCGTGCCATGTAAGTTTTCTGATATTCCCAAGCCCTACTTGAAGCGTATTCTTTACGCTTTACAGCTTTAGCTTCTTTACATACATCGCAACGACATCCAAAGTTATACCCACCTATGCCATGAGTTCGGCCTTGCATATTTACAAGTTCCTTAGCCATAATGACCTTTCTTCTATAAGTAGATTATAGCAGTATGGTTATTATCTTTCCCAAGCGTTTACCCTTCTAATACCTAAATCCCATTCACCTGCAGTAAAATCTTGAGCTGCAACTTTAGATTGAAACAAGCGTTGATTAGCTTGAAACGTTTTATCGTTTTGACTATGAAACCCAGAATTTAGAGTGCTTGAATTATCGTGTCTTAGTTCAGCGTTAATAAACTTAGCCTTTACACCTGCCTGCATCAACCTACGTTCATAATCGTTATCTTCAAAATAGATTGGGTGAAAACGCTCATCAAACAAACCTGCCTTCAACACCGCACCTTCACCAAGAACAAACCCGCTCCACTTAGGCATAATGCTTAGAAAGTTGATTGCTTCAGTGTCCACCTGATCTGCAATCTTCTGCAACGCTCCAGGCTGAAACACCGTATCATCATTGACCAGCAACCAATACGGAGCAAAGGGAGTGCTTTTGACTATTAGGTTTAATCCCCCCGAATAACCTAAACCATGTGGAAGCTGTATAAACCACAGGTTCTTTACAAGGTCAGGCTTTACAGGCTGATACTCACGCTTACCCGAATTATCTACAATCACAAGATGCTCAACAGGATAATCTATTGACTGCAATAAGCGATCTGCTAAGTCAAACCTAGAGTAAGTCAGAAACCCTAAAACAGGTATCACTTGCTAGATAACTTCTTTATTAGTGGTCGCCAAGACTCTTTATAAACCTTGTCCGCATCATACTCTTTAGCAAACGCAATAGTATCTGGGAACTCTTTTCTTCCACGCTGATACGCCTGCTCCAACGCATCCACCACCCCAGACACAAGCGGAATATTAAACCAAGTGTGTTGCCCTGCATCCCAGAACGGTTGCCCATTGACTAAGAACGAATCAGGCCCTGCAAGTTCTGCACTAGCTGCAAAGTTAGAAGTTACTATGGGAATCCCGCAACTTTGTGCCTCAAGCTGTGGAATTCCAAACCCTTCACCATAGTTGCAGAACAAGCCCACATCCCAAGCCGAATAGATAGCAGCTAAAGTCGCTTGGCTAATTCCGTACTGTAAAGCTATGGGATCGACCATCACAACCTTTTCAGGTGGAACACCACAAGCCTGCAAAATGTTAGGCAACACAAACCCAGACTGCTTGCCATAAGGTTCAGTATGCAAATACAACACAACGTCATCATGCTTACTAGCAAAAATAGCGAACGCCAAAAAGTTTTCTGCAACAGCCTTACGATGAATAAACCCGCCAGCCTTATTAGCAAAGTTCATGCCAACAACAAACTTATCTTTACCACCAACAAACTCTCTACCAGACTTACCTTCAGGAAGAAACTCCGTAGGTTTGAAAAGATTTGTGTCTATAGCGTGTGGGATGTATTCACTCTCAAGCCCTGCGTTTTCAATCATCGCCTTACCAAACTTACTCATCGCAATAGGCGTAACATTAGGTTTCCGCAACCAAGTCAAAACCTTTTCAGGTGCAGGCTGATGATCTATAGGAACCCATGAAGCAATCGGGATGCTATCTAAAGCAGGATTGTCTAGCAGAACCCACACGTCATAAAGAGTGATCATAAACGCAGGCAAACCACCATTTTCAGACTTCCAATGGGCGTGATGCAACGGCATAACATCCGTAGAATACTGGGTCATGCCACGAGAATAATGTGGAATAAGACCTGAACCTGTTTCAATCAAACTATTCACACCTTCCCCACCATAGTTAGAAAGCATCGCAACCTTATGCCCATCCTTCACAAGCCGTTTAATGACCTGTTGAGATTGAGTGCCATAACCTGTTGGCTGATTGAGTGAATTGGAATACCAAGAAATAGTTGATTTAGTCATGCCCTAAGCATAATAGAAAACACCCCCCAATTCTGGCCTACGCACCAAAAAAGGGGGGTGAAATCTAAGAGAGTAAAGAAGCCTTAGCTTGCTCCACCCTTGAACTTCTTGATGTTTGACTTCTGCACTAGAGCAGAGTCCAATCTCCAAGTTGCTCTCCAAGTAGCCAAGTCGTTTCCGAAGGCATAGTCGTCAGAGCGGTCAATCTGTAGGCCACCAGCGTTTCTAATGTATAGAGACTTTAGATCTCCAACAGCAAGAGAGTTAACACCAGTGCCTGCAGAAGGCATAGCAGGGGTTTCAATAACAGGAACGCCTAGAACTAGGTCTCTACGATCCTTTGAATCGCCAACCTGGAACACATAGTTACCTGCAGTGTCCTTTAGCTTACGCAGAGCTGCAATTGAAGTGCTGTTTGCAAGCATTGCGAATGAAGGGCGGTTGCGAAGTGAACCATCAAGGCTGTAGATAAGGTCAATAACGTTATCTGCAGTGAAAGCACCTGATACACCAGTTGAACCAGTTACACCAGTTCCTGCAACAGCAAGGAAACCTGTGTTTTCTACAGTTCCAGTTCCGTTAACAATCTTGTCTGCAATCGCATAACCGAAAGCATTACCAAACTGTTCAGCAAGGAATGCAACGATGTTCACACCAGAATCTGCAATAAGTTCACGAGATAGCTGTGCTAGTGCAGAGAACTTGTATGCACCAAGAGTTGTGAACGCATTGAAAGTAGGCTCTGAAGTTCCGATAGAAACACCCTGACCAACGATTGTTGCGGTTGAGAAAGTTGCCTGTGAAGGAATCTGTAGGTTCTCTCCACCAGCGGTGTTGATTACAGTTGCATACTCAAGCAATGGGTTTACTAGACGTGCAACCTTAACGATTTCTTCGTAGAAAGATGTTGGCACTGGAGCACCTGTTGATGAACCTGTGATTGCTCTGAACTCGTGTCCACGAATTTCGCCTGCAGCCATCTTACGAAGGATCTCTGCATCGCCATTCAAAGCACTTGCACCAGCGAAGTCAACTGTTGCTGACTGCATTGCTTCTGCAACCTTAGCTTCACGCTGCTCCATCTCAATAACTTCATTTGCTCTGTTGATGACGTTAGTCATCTCTTGGTAGGTTGCTTCTTCTTCACCAGTTAAAGCACGACCTTCAGCTGAATCCAAAAGTGCCTTGGCTTCATGCCAAGCCTTTGCTTTTGCTTCAACCTGTTTTGCGATAAATTCGCTCATGGTTTGTTCCTTTCAAGAACATAAATAAATAGGATTTTGTTTTGTGGCGATACACGCTCAACACGCTAGGGGATAAACGCACCTAACAAATAAAGTCTAATAGCACAAAAGATACACGCTTAAAAAGAAAACCCCCTGGGACAAATCAGGGGGAAAGAAATTAGCTTCTTTTTTAAAGGCAAACAGAGAACGAGAAAACTGCTTACCTAACTACTATACACGCTGCATCAGCAAATCAAGCTGCTTCTTCTTTAGATCAAGAACATCATTTGCGTTAGAAACTTCAGGGTCTTTCTTCAAAACCTTGCCCAAAGTATCAGTTAGCAACTCACCCTGACGTTCAGTAAGTTCATCGCCTGCTTCAAGAGCAAGTAAAGCATCAGTCAACTCATCGGCAGAAACACCACGCAATTCAGCTAGACGGATAATCTTTTCAGACAGCTCATTCATAGATCTAACGTTAGCAGTTCCATCCGTAGCGGTATAAGCGGGGAAAGCCACACCAACGCTAACTTCATGAACGTTTACACGCTTCAGCAAACGCTCACTAGGAGAAGCCCATTCATCTCCACCCGCAGGAATCCTAAATCCGAAAGAGAAGGCTGTTACATCGCCACGCTGAATAAGAGTAGCTGCATCTCTACCTGCCTGTGTGTCTGGCAAATCAGCTTCAACAAGCAACCCACGCTCATCTTCAATCAAACGCAAAGTGCCTGCACGAGTGCTACCTAGAACAGTGCTTGTATCGTGATTCCACAAAAGTTTTACATCATTACGAGATTTTAGAGAATCAGCGAAAGCCCCACGCTCAATAGTTTCAATAAACGGCAACGGCTGTGAAGGGGAATTAAATACAGCTGCATAACCACGCAGGGTCATGCCATTACCTTCAGCACGAACTTCCAAATCATGCAACGCTTCACGTCTTTCAATACCAGACTGAACACGCTCACCCCGCTCATGCAATTCAACAACCTTTAACGGATCAACGAAACGCACAGAATCTTCTTCCATAACCTTGCTAGACAAATCCACAAGTTCAGGCATATCTTCCATAGGCTCAACTTCATCAACAACATCTACAGGCTCACCCATAGAGTCCACAATCTCACACAACTCATAAACAGTTTCAGCGAGCTTTGCAATAGTTTCTAACGCATCGCCCTTCAGCTTGTAAGCCTTATCCTGTAATTCACTCAAAACATAACCTTCCATTTGTCTAACATCAAGTTTACCTGCATCAACAGCAACATCCCTAGTATCATCAGACAAACCATTCACCCAAGACTGACCTGCATCGCCACCCCAAGCATCCCACGCAACACGACCCGCAGTAGGGAAACCTTCTTCGCCAGAGTTGAAACCTGTAGCACCTTTAACAGAATCTTCTTGGCGAGCAAAAAAACTTATCATCCTGTTTACTGTTTCACCCGAAACATCTGCACCTGAAGCAAGTTGAACAGCTCTAGCCCTACCAACATCAGTAAAACCATCACCCGCCAAACCTTCAGCGATCCATTCCAACGCACGTTTA